CGCAATTAGGACACTTCATCGTTGGCAATCCAGCAAACTTTTAGATAAATGTGGGCGTCAGCCTTGGATGCCTTAAACCACTTCATTGCAATGTGTGGAACCACGCCGACGTTGTCGTCAACAATCACCAGGCCCACGATTGCGTCCAGACAGCTCTTTAATTTGTTGTCTAGATCGCCTTGCTGTGGGCCATAGAAATGGACACACATCACATTCACGCGGTTTAACGGCTTGCAGGTCCACCACTCCGCAACAAAGGCTCGAAAGTTTGCTTTCCAGGCTTTGTACTTAGGGCAGTTGTAGGCGTTGCCCCGAAAGCGGGGCCGCGGTGCTGACTTTGGAATGACAGGGATGTAGCAATCGGCTGTCTTCAGAACGGGCACGCCTCAGCCTCGGTAACTACGACCTTGGCTTCTGGCATGGGGCAGTTCGCGTCTGCTTCTGGCTGCTTGTAGCCAGTAGATACCACCTCAAAAGGATCTTCAACAGAGGCAGCGTTGGCTGAGTATTCGACAAGATCCAGAACCTGAAGGTGGGTGGGCTGCAAGGTGATGCCGCATCCACTTGGCCCCTGCCAGGCGTAGACGGTGTAGCCAATCCGGCAGATGCTGCCGTTGCCGATCAGAGCACCACGCCAAGGCTGCTTTTTGGCATCCATGACGGTGGGGCCAGGGCTCTTGGTGCCGTCCTTGCGGGGGAAGCAGGGCAGCTTGAACTTGGCCACCATCTTCATCCGATCGTCTTTGTCGGGGCCGATAGCTAGCCAGTGGGCGTTCTTCTTGGCGTTGTCGCCGTGTGCATCGGTGAAATGCTTTTCAGCAGTTTCAACCCAGGCCATGTGGTCGGGGTTTTTGGAATCCAACAGGGCCTCAATGCTCCAGGTGTCCGGCTTGGTTGGATCGAACTTGTTGGGCTCAGCGTCGCCGACCATCTTGGCCCAGCGAACTTCAAGGTTTGGAGTGGCGAATAGCTCCGGCATGGTTGTCGTGTCAGGGACCTGCAGAGCGTAAGCATCTCGGCCCCGTAGAGCAACCCCTATCTAGGGATTTTTTTTCAACCAAATAAATAGGGATTGTTGCCAATCTCCCCGACATGCAGGCTGCCGTCATAAGGCGGGTCAGGCAGTGAGATCCCAGACCTGGCCTCCATTTCTTTCTTGATCTCCATGAGCCAATTGGGCTTGTATAGCTCCCGGAATTGAGACAGCAGCGTCGTATGGAAGTCCGACGCATGGCATGGAAGGACACTGAAGCAGTCGTGGTTGCTTGCGATTGGAACCTTGTGCTCTGCGGCCCAGTAAACGACAGAGCTGGCAAACGCTGCATCAAATGAGTGGGTCAGGTTTGCTCCGATCCCCTTGTTTGCCTGGGTGTAGCTGAGCGGGCTTTCCCACGCCTGGTCTTGGATGTTTGAGGAGATCTTGGTGCCGTACAGCTGGGTGTAGATCTTCTGAGTGGTTGGCTGTCGGTCTGCAATGCGCATCGGCCAACCCATGGGCGTGGTCCATTCGATTGGGAAACCCTTGGGCATCAACTTCTTGGTGCATTTCCGCATCCATGCCTTCACCTCAAGCACCGGGTCAATCAATGCCTTGAGCTCTGTCCAGATGACAGACGCCATGTATTTGCTGGGCGCTGCAACCCGGTAGCTGTATTCACTGAGGGGCACATAGCCGTAGTGCTTATCGAGGACATCGACTAAGCCATCAGCGACGCTCATCCAGCTGCCGCCATAGGGAGCAGCAAGCACTGGGCCTTTGCATAGCGAGCGATCGACACCAACCTCTAGCCAGATGCTGGCCATGGCTTTTTCTCTGGGCTCACCGAACTGCTGGTCATGCTTCAGGTGTTTAGTCACCTCAGCCGCTACGTCTGAATAAAGGTCATGCGGAGTAGTGCCGTAGAGATTGCAGGCCCGGCCGATGCGAGCGTTACGGGTGAGCGCTGCAAGGATTCCGCAGCCGCTGGTGGTCTGGTCAAAGCGAATTGGTGCGCCTGTTTTGTTGTCGCGTACGGCCTCTCGTATCCCCATGCAGGTCTGCAGGAATTGCCATGGCTGCTTGGCATTACGCCATAGCTCCAGCCGATTCAGCGGGTCATCGGCCGCGGCCATCAGTTGATAGAGCCTGTCTTCTGACCACTGCAGGCGTTCAGACCATTTGGAGCGACTGAGGCCGTAATGCCCAGCAGCAGCCATGAGCAGCATCTTGAGGTTGTCTTGCCCAACCAGCTGGGGCTGAAAGAACAGCGCAGCTTTCTCATGGTCCTGGCCCTGGGTGGTGACGAACTTGTTGCCCGTGTACCAACGGCCCCGATAGTCGGCGTGCCAGCTCTGCCAGATGTCGCGGCCAGCTAGTTCTTCTGCTGCCTGGATGGAGCGCTCAATCTTGACGCGACGCGGCCGGTTTACCTCGCGGTCACGGTGGGCCATAGCGGCCAGCCTGTTGCGTTCGCGCAGTTCCGCGTCGTTTGGCTCCGACCCAAGCCGTGGCGGCACCTCGATGGGATCTCTGCTGCAGGGGAACAACCCATCAATGCCGTTGTCCCAGGCAATGCGTTGCAGCTCCACCATCTCGGCGCTGACGTGCAGCTTGGCGCCCTGCAGGTGGTTGGCCACTGCGTAGGCCTTGGCCATATCAGCGGATTGGAAATGGGCCAGCCCACGGCCTTGGTCGTCGTGGTCTTGGATAGCGACGCGAACCATCGGCTCGCTGTTTTCCAGCAGGCCGCCGCCATACAGGCCAGTCCATGGCCGCGGCTCACAGATCATGGCCGTATGGCTGACGCGGTAGTTGCGCTCGGGGCAGTTCTTGATGAACTCCAGCGCCTCATCTGATGGCACGACAAACCGCGGCTGTGTTCTGCCGATGCGATGCCGCACCACCTTGAACAACCCGGTCTGGGTGATGTGGTCGACCAGGAAGCCCCCGACCTGGAGGCGGGTTACGTCTGACCATTCAGAGACGGGAATCCCGATCTCTCGCATGGTCTTGACGTTGGAGATTGAGCGCCTGCTCCAGCCGGAGCGACACAAGCGGCGCAGCTGCAGTGAATCGATTTTGCCGAACTTGATTAGGCGGGTCTCTCGTTCAATGGCCCAGCCCACCCCTTGGCAGAACGTGGGGTAACGCATCTTTCTGCTGAGCTGGTCCAGCACCGCCACCAGGGCGACAGCAGCAACGTGGGTTGGGTTGTCGAAAATGTCGAACAGCGGCAGGACAGCCGCGAATTTCCTTGCCTTCTTGGGATCTAAGACGAACTCCTCAAAGTCCTTGGCAATCGATGCAGCGACCGGCTCGATGGTGATGTCAAACAGGGCTTGGCCATAGGGCAGGGCTGATTCCTTCCCCACCTCCTTGATGCGTCGCTGGGCTGCCTGATGGGCATGCCTGGCGCGTCGTTTGGCCTTGGCCTCTTGCAGTTCCTGCTCGGCCCACGAGCTGCGAATTGCTTGCATCTGTACTAACGGCAGTTGCAAGCGCAAATTATTCGCTGCGGGGCCGTAGGGCCAGCCCAGAAACCAGTGCAGCAGGTCAAATAAATTGCGCTGCGGGGCTGTAGCTATCAGTTAATCGGATTATGAGTCCACTTGAGCCCAGTGATAGCGAGAGGTTTGCCGCGCAAGTGCAACATGGTTGCTTGCAGTTGCAGCAACTTGCAGGGCCCAGTGAATCAAGCGAATAATGCGGGATGCGGGAATCGAACCCGCCTAAGGCCGATTATGAGTCGGCTGCATTCACCAGATTGCTAATCCCGCCAGCGGAGCTGGCCGCCAGAGCTTCATAGCAGGGGTCATTGGCCTGCTGGTTCAGGTGAACGTAGCGCTGTGTGGTCTGCGTGTCGCTGTGACCAAGCCAGCGAGCGATTGAATACTCACTCAGGCCATTGAGGCCCAGGTTGCTGCCACAGGTGTGGCGGCAGGTATGCAGAGGCCTGGCCATGACGATTCCATTGCGGGCCATGGAGGTTTCAATCTGAAAGTTCATGGCGTTGTATTTGAGCGACCAAACGCCATGGTCTGGGATGACGGGCACATAGGGCTTGATACATTCCCAGGCCGTTGGCGTGAGCTTGAGCACCCTGTTGCCTTCCTTGTGGTCTTTTTTGACCTTGAAAAACTCAACAGTGCCGCGCTTCAGGTCAACATGCCGGCCTTTGATGCGCTTGGCTTCGCTGAAACGACAGCCCATCTCACACAGGAACAAAAATAAGCAGGCCTCTTGTTGCTTGTTGCGGCTCCACAGGTCAGCAACGATCGTGCGGATCTGTTCTTTGCTCCATGTCTGTCGCTGCCTGTTATTAAGCGGGCGGTTCTTGGGGATTGGTGGCAGCTGCTGAACCCCGCCAAACCGCACGGCCATATCCCGCATGACGCGGAGCTTGGAAAGCTTGGCGTTGATGGTTTGGGGTTGATTCCCCAGCTTCTCCAAGCGGGCGATCATCGCCTCAGCGTCGTTAAACGTCACATCTTCGACGCGGGTGCTGGAGCCCAGGTCCATCACGACCGCTTCGCAATAAGTAACGGCTGTTTTCTCGCCTACCTGGCCCCGCCAGACGTGCCTGATGGCGTCGTCCATGGCCTTGGCCAAGGTGTAGCCGCCTTTGCTGGCCGCGGCTGTCTGGGCCTTTTCTGGCTGCCTTAGAGCTTCCGCTAGGCGTAGCTCTGCCTCGTGCTTGGTTTTGGCCGACAGCTGCCGGCGTTTGCCATTTACCCACAAATTGACCACCCAGCCAGAGGCTCGGCGGCTAATGGTTCCTGTTGTTTCCATTCGTTGTCGTGGAATGAAGTGTTTAGACGGCCTCCAAGTTGCGGGCGAAGGCCTTGCCCTTGGCCGTGAGTCGGACTAGCAACCGGCGACCCTCTGCTGGGTCTTGCACGGTTTCGACCAGCCCCAGGCAGTTTTTGCGGTGGGGGCTCTCCTCTGACAGGGAGTTGACGATGCGTGAGGCGCTGGCGTTGGAAACGCCGAACTCCTGTTCGATTTGCCGATAGGTGACCGCCTGTTTCTCCCGGACTAGGTAGAGGAGGACCTGGGCATGGTGCAGCGGCAACCGCCACGGATCCAGCGCGGAAAAAAGTGCCAGAGCTTTGTCCAGCTGATTGAGATCCATGGCTCTCCAGGCAGTGGCCCTAGGGATGAGAGCTGCCAGCTTATCCATATTGTTTCGGGGTGCTCGGATGAGACCCAAAGAGAAAAGCTCCAGTAGCTGGAACGGTTCTCAAGGGCAGGAAAAAAGCCTGTGGCTAACAGGCTCAGCGGATCCTCCATAGGGAAAATGAAAGTTTGGTTAATACTACAGGGCTGCAGAGAAAAGCAACCCAGCTTCATGAAGAAAAGCAAAGCCAGCTTTTGTGACATGGATCCGGTGGCCTCGATTGGGCTTTGGTCTCCGGCGTCGTTGCAGTAGGTGCAGCCGTGGCTTGGCTACCTCTTTCTTGCTGGCATCCCACCAAACCGTCAGCGACCTGATGGCTCGGTTGATGTTGCCGTTTGCTGAGCCTGTGAGCTGCTCTAGTTCCGCGATAGTGCGCGGGTGCTCTGCGCAATGCAGCAGGCACTCGACAGCAAGCCAGGACAGCTGTGGATCATTGGCCCGCACAAGCGAAAGCAATGGGATCACTGGTGCGTTCCCCCCTTGCGTGCTTTGTAGTCCTCCCACCAACGATTCATGCCGCGGGCGGTGGCTTCACGCCTGAAACGACGTTCCAAGCTGTTTTCTTCTTTGGTGTGCTTTGGCATGCCGGCCAGGAGCACCCCAAGGGTGCCCCAAAAGCCGACAACGATTACCAGGGTGAGTGGGTCGATCACTTTTGTCTGGCAAGTTGGACGCCACGAATAGCAGCGCAAAGCCAGGCATGGGCTTCGCGTTTGGTGCAAGAGCCTGAAAGGCTGCTAACACCGCCTCCTTCGTTTGACATCTGGACGACATCTACGGAGCCATAGCCGCTGTCTATGTGGATGCAGCCGGCCTGGCCTTTCCCGTCCTTCCAGGGCTGCAAAGGCAGCCCCAGCAGTTCGTTCAGGGCTTCACAGCAGCCGTCTAGGTTTTTGTAGGTGATGCGTTGCATGGTTCCCCCCTTAGTGCAGAAGGTGAGCCAGGCCCATGGCTTCCCATGGCTCCTTGGCGTTGGGCTTTAGGCCTGGGTCGACACCTAGGAATTTGTATCCGACGCGATCGCAGAAATCAGTGAATTTCTGGATCTCGGCTTTGAACTCTTCATCGGTGGTGCAGACGGTGGTGCAGCAATCCCCCTCGCAGTAGCTGAACAGGGTTCGACGTTGAGCAGAAGCCCAGTTGCCGAAATAGCTGGCATCCTCGCTGGTGTCGAGCTGTGCGAAATCAGCAGGGAGGCCGCAGTCGTAGCGGTAGCGATCGCTTGAAGCGTGTTCCCGCTCAATTGAGACAGTCATGGTTTTTTGGTGTTGTTGTCGTGGTGCAAGGCAGAGCCCTGCAATGAGCCGACCCAGCAGCTCCCAAAGGGAGATGCACCAGCCCGAAGGGCTAGCGCAAGGCTGGGAACGACTCAGGGCAAGGGTCAGTTAAAAGTCGGCCTGCCGTCTTTTTGACGGGGTGCGCAATCGCTAGGCGGTTGCCTGAACTTGAAGCGGTGGAACTCGGCCAGCCGCTTTTCTTCTTCGATTTTTGATTCGCCTTGGTCGTTGCTCCATGCGTAACCGCAGGCAGCTGCTTCCTCGTAGTTCATGGGTTTTGGTTGTCGTGTGGATTGCAGGGGAACCCTGCAGTGAGCCGACCCAGGCCAATGGCTTGGGAACGACTCAGGGCAGAGATCAATCCCGAGGCGGTGGGCTGAACTTGTACCGGTAAAAATCCGAGAGGTGCCGGTGGGTTTGATTCCACCGGCGATAGCTCGAGAGCTCCTCTGGCGTATGCCCCAGCGGGTGAGGCTCTGGGATGCGGTCAAGAGCGACAGCAGCCCAGGTTTCTGGCTTGATGTTCATTAGACAGGAGCTCCGCTGACGTAACGCATGCGGCCTTGGTAGGTGGGCATGAGTTCAAAACCCCAGCCCATCCAGGAGGCGTCGAGCTTCCAACAGCTCTCGTATCGGTAGACCTGCCATTCATCCCAGCCATCTGCACAGGGCTCAAAGCCCCGATAGCCCCGGTAAAGAAAGACACGGGGCAGCAGGTGTGATCTCCAAGCCGTGCCAGCCCAGGCCCTCAAGGTGAGCCTGCGACCGGTGTACGGCCTGCGGAATGAAAGGGGGAGGGAAGCCCCAAGGGCCTCCCAACGGATGGTTGCGAGCTCAGCCATTGATCAACTCCTGCAGTTGGTCGGCCTCAGCGCGGAGCTGATCCATTTGCTCGCGAATCTCTTGCAAGCGGTTGCGGGCATCCATGCGGATATCTGCGACGGCCTGCTTCATCTCAGCAGCGGTCATGGGTTTTTAAGGTGCGGTGTTGTCGTGTGGCCAGCAGCATTGCGCTGCGGCCTTGCAAAGATCCTACCACCTATTCTGCAACCCCGCAGAGAATAAGCAGGGAAAGCTGGCTTTTTAGGCTTTGACTGCAAAGCATGCTGGCCACACCGCTGGCCACCGCACGACATCGCCCGAATGGTGGGCGCGTGCCTCCTTGCCCGCCTGCCTGCCCAGCTGCCCACCAGCGGCCCGGCCAGCGACCCCAGGGCTGCAGCGGATGCGGCATCCGATGGAGTGCAGGCCCCCACTGGCCCCCTGCCGCAAATTTGCAGGAAGGGTTGCAAAATGCCCCAATAGACAAAGAGGGGAGGCCCCCAAGGGGGGTCGGGCGGTTCGTGCGTATTAGGGAGGGTGCTTAACCGCGAGACCCAAATCCCCCCTAGTACCTCCGTACTCCTCCGGGATGGGCTGCGGGAACGACGGACTCCCCAGGGTCACAGGTCGTCATTAGTGCGTTCCCCCCAGTGATTCCAGCGATGGCTGAAGAGCGACCCGACGGGAGGAGGGTCAGCGATTCGACGCCGAGCTGGAAGAGGTGGGGGGATAGCTCAAGACGGGATTTCTAGGAACCGAGCTCTGTTTCCTAGGACTCCACTAATTAACGAATGTTTATCGAGGTAACAGGGAAGCCCTGAACTCCCACACAACCCTTGCGTTCGTTCAATATAAACCCCTTGTCAATAGCGATCGAAACAAAATTGCAATAAAAAAGCCCCGTGGTCAACGGGGCCGTATATGATTGGGGTGTCAGACGGGTTGCCGCCCCCTGACGCGACCAGACCACCACATTGATCTGATGAGCCAATCTTACCGTCGGCAGAAGCCGACAGTTTCCGTGCGCCGCGGACTTCTTCAAAAGGTGAACGAACTTCGAGACCAAGCGCCTACTCCCAGGACTGAGAGACTGGGCAATGGGGATGATGCGAAGTATTGGGATCAGGCCAGGCGTCAGGAGTACGCCAAAGCATGTAAGGCAGTACGTCGTGCCTATGGCCTAACCGATGGTCTGAAGTTGGAGCAAAACGATTTCAACGACTACCTGGCTCGTCGTCGCGCTGAGGACAAGCAACGGAGGGGCTGGTGATGACACTCTCGTGGCTTGACGACAACGACGGCTGGTGGATCCAGGGCTGGTGGCATGGCTATCAGCAGGTCGGACCAGACCTGGAATACAGCGTGAGTGAGGACTACATGGATGGTTTCCATGTTGGTCTGAGGATTGCCAAACTGGACGCATGCGGGGTTGGAGACCAAACGCCTAATGACTTCTATGGGCAGAGAGTGGGTGCGTGAGAACGAGAAGCGCCAGGAGTTCCTGGAAGTGCTCTATCGCAACCAATGCCGCCACAACGGGGTCTTCACGGGGTTGTATCAGGGATGGCTTGAGAAGGAGCGAGATGCCTGGCTAGAACAGGACCGCATTGCTCAGATGGCTATGGCCAGGGTCAAAGGTGGGAAGGGGACGTGTGGCGGTGGGAAGAAAGGGAAGTAAGATGTGAGCATCCAAGTCCAGCCAACCTCTCTTGGAAACAAGGGGTAGCGAGTCCTGGGGGAGGAGAACCCGTCGGCTACGTGTTATCAGCCAGCTTGCAAGCCTTGAGAGCCCCGGTTAATCCCGGGGCTTTCTTGTATTCTCTGATTGTTGTCGTGGACGGCCTGCTGCAGGGATGCCCTGCTCGGGTCGTTTTTTTTATGGCAACCTGGGGATACAACGTCGTAATGCAATGGGCTATTACGTTCCCAACTTCACCCGTTTGAAAATCCGGGCGGGACTGCCCAGCGTGATGTACGAGGACCAGCTCGACTATTACGCCGAGAAGCATGGGTTTGAGGATTACATCCAGGATTGGGATGGCACGGCGCCACGCCTTGGCAGTGTGTCGATCACCCGTGATCCCAATAGTGCAAGCGTTGAGGCTGGTACTGAGGTGACATACACCGCTCGTAGTAGCGGTAATGCCGAGACCTTGGCTTATAGCTGGACGATTGGTGGCACTGATTCAGATCGGACGATTACTGGCGGCACCACCAGCCAGACCTGTGTGGTGACTTGGCTGACTTCTGGTCGTAAGAACGTCACCTGTGAGATCACTGCCTCGGATGAGGGTGTGACTGATAGCCCTGCAGAAGGCACGATTGCTCAGAATGTGTTTGTCACCATCGGCACGGTGACCATTGCAGGCGATCAAGCTGTAACTGCCGGGGAAGAGAGGACCTATACAGCTACAGCGAGTGGCTCTGCCACTGATGTTGAGTTTGTCTTCAGCGCACCGGGCGAAACATTTGATGGCGGCACGGTGATCTGGCAGAGCGCTGGTGTCCGTCAGATCACTTGCACCGCGACATCAGCCACTGCGACACAAAGCCCAGTGACCGCGACGTTGGATGTTGTCGTTTCTGCAAGGCCCGTGGTGGGCGCTGTCACTGTCACTAATGACGATGACCTAGACACAATTCAGGCTGGTGTCGAAACCAGCTTCAGCGCAGTTAATGCGGGCAATGCGGAAGTGGTCAGCCGCACCTGGACGAGCACTGATGCTGGAGCAACGATCACACCAAACGCCAATGGCACATCTGCTGATGTGACCTTCAGCGCTGCTGGTGACTTCACGGTGACCTGCACCATGAGCGATGGCACCGACAGCGTTGCTGGTTCTGCGTCGATGACTGTGACGGCTGCGCCGATCACGCTGACGGTGAGCAGCCCGCAGCTGGTTGATGGCGCATGGGATGACTCGGTTGGCATGAACGCTGCCGTTGATGACATTCAGAACCCTGAGCTGACTTGGACCTTGGCCAATGCAGGCACCATCACGGGTTACAGCTTGCTGATCATTGATCTCGATGCGTCTGATAACAACGGCGACCCTTGGCGTCACTGGAACGTCCGCGCACAGCCCGATGGGCCTAATGGCGGCAACGGAATCATGGAAGTTACCGAAACATCAGTGACGATTGGTCGGATCACAATCAACGACGACAACAACCTGCCTGGCGAGGCAACGCCTGGCTCTACTACTGGTGGTTTTGGGCTTAATAACGGTTTTGAGCCTTTCGGTCCGCCACAGGAAGCACATACCTATCGGGTTCTTGTTCAGGCATGGAATGGCAACACATTGGTCGCTACATCCAACGAGCTGGAAGGCACCTACACCCCTGAGAATGTGCCCGAAGAACCGGATGGCCCGATTGAGGTTGAAACTCCGCCAAGCTTCACCGGCACGCTGCGTGTGGGTGAGACGCTGACTGCAACACCAGCGACATTCACCAATGCGCCGGAAAGCGCCAGGGTCTTGACTTCGTTCTTGGGTGGTGCGACAGAGAACGGCAACTTCTTCTTGCTGACTAACGCCGACACTTACACGCTGCGGGTCACTGACGTAAACACCTGGATCCGAGTCCAAAGCAGGCTGAACGACATCAGCATCATCGATGATGTTACGAGTGAAAGTGATCCTCAGGGCCCGGTGCAGGAGCAAGGCGGGGTTGACCCTGAGGGCCCGGACATTGATCCACCGGAAGGCGGGACCGAAATCCAGATCGAGACTGAAACCACGATCAGAGGTACGCCCTCCGCCGGGCAAATCATGACTGCCACGCCTGCCACCTTCAGTGGCGATGAAAACATGACAGTCACTGGTCAATGGGTCAGCAATGACGCTGAAACCAATGACCTGGGCCCGCTGGCCTGGCTTCCAATTGAAGAGGCAGAAGAAAACCAAACTGACCTTGTAATTCAAGAGGACTTGGTTGGCCGGTGGATTCGCTACAACACAGTCGCTACTCCGAGCACCCCTGGCGTGAGCGTGGTTAGCGCTAGCGACCCGGTTCAAATTCAGTAGTAATGGCACTTGTTTATGTGCCGAATTGGACAAGGCTGCTGTTGGGTGGCCTTGTTCCTTCTGTCGTTGATAAGGACGAACTGAAGGAGATCCTCAAGGATTTCCCTGATGTTTATGTGCCAGGCGTCAGCAGCGGTACAGGGCCAGACCCTGATCCAGACCCTGATCCAGATCCAGATCCAGACCCTGATCCAGATCCTGATCCTGATCCTCCATTTGATGGCCTATTGGCTTTCAATACTGATGTGGCCACGATCACTGCAGCATTTGCAGCTGCATCAGGCGATCGGGTCGATACCGTTGCCAACTGGGTCAGCCGTTACACCTGGGCTGCTAATAAGTGGAACGAGTTTATTTTCTGGAACCCGGATGTAGTCACTGAACTGCGGCAGGAGAGCAAAGAAGGCCCTGACTGGGCCGGGATGGTGCCAAAAGGAATCACTTTTGCCAACGAGAAAGAAGGCAAGCCCGGCGTTGTTGCTAGCTGCGGGCCGCGTGATATTTGGTCTGGCAGTGGGGTCAAGTTCTTTCCCGCCAAGTTGCAGCTCAGCATCTTCACCAAATGGGTCGGTGTGATCACAGACGAGGACTGGCGCCTGGTGATGTTCCATGAGATGGGCCATGCCCTGGGCATTGGCATCCTCTGGGATCCAAAAGCCGAAGACGATGGTGCGGTGCCACCCAAGAACAACCTGCTGGATGGTGATGCTTACAAGTTCACCCTGGCGGCGTTTAACAAGTTGCAAATCGCTGATGGTCGCAACATGACTGGCAACAAGCAGATCCCACTAGATGAAGGCAAGGATGGCGAAGGCAGTGATGGCCACTGGGATGCCAACTCACGCTTGGTGGGTTCTTTTAATTACGGCGGGTTTCCTGATGAGGTGATGGGCCCTGAGTTCAGCACAGGCGATCCGTTGGTCCTGTCGGAGTTGTCGGTTGAGTGCCCCCGTGATTTCGGCTGGGAGCGCCGCACTGATGACGGAGCTGGTTCAACGCAAACACCAGAGATCAAAATCATGCCGGAACAGCGCAGCAAGTTGCGCCGCTTGATCAAGCATTGCGGGTGCGGGACGTTTAAGCGCGAATGGATTAAAGGCACGCTCGATGAGGCATGAATGGAGCCCACTGCCGGAGCCGCTTGATCAGTTCGTCTATTTCACGGCTTATTGCCTAAGAGAGTTAGGCCTGGCTGAGCAACCAACCAAACAACAGTGCGCTGTAGCTGATTGGATGCAGAACGGCCCAGACCGCAGCCTCACGGTTGCGTTCCGTGGTCTGGGTAAATCAATCCTTGCGTCGTTCTATGCGCTCTGGCGTTTGCGCACGGATCCCAACGAAAAGATCATGGTCGTCTCAGCGACGGCAGTGAAGGCGACGGATTTCTCCTCCTTCATGCTCCGCTGCATGGGAGAGATCGACATTCTCAACTGTTTGCTTCCCGGTCCCGAAAACCGCTTCTCCAACGTCGCATTCGATGTAGGCCCCTGCATGGTTGAGCAGTCGCCGAGTGTTCGGTCGATGGGGGTCATGGGTCAGACAACAGGCCAGCGCTGTACCTGCGCGATCCTCGACGATATAGAAACCTTGGCCAATGTTATTACCCAGTTGAAGCAGGAGAGGGTCGCCCACGCCGTTACCGAGATGGAGTCGATCCTGAAGCCAGATGAAGGCCAGCTGCTTCCACGCAAGATCCTCTACCTCGGAACTCCCCACACCGAAACGTCGATCTATCTCCGCCTGGTGCGAGAGCGTGGCTATACGAGTCGATACTGGCCTGCTTTGTATCCAAAGGAGATGGATTGCTATGACGGCAATCTTGATCCCAATATCCAGAGCGAGGTTCTTTCGGACCCATCGCTGGTAGACGAACCTACGGACCCAGAGCGTTTTAGTCACGAGGACATCCTGCAAAGGCAGGCTTCGATGACTAAGAGTAGTTTTCTGCTCCAGTTTCAGCTCAATACTCGCCTAGCAACACTTGATCGTTACCCAGTCCGACTGGGTGATCTGATCGTGATGGATATTGATGGGACTGCGTTACCTGAAACCGTTGTCTGGTCAAACCAACCTGACTGCAGACTCCAAGAGCTGGTGTGTGTCGGCATGGGGGCTGATAACCACTATCACAAGCCGATATTTCAAAACGGCTGGGTCACCAGAGATGAAACCTGGCGCTGCGTATTGGCAGTTGACCCTGCAGGCCGCGGCCGAGATGAGCTGGCTTGGGCTGTCGTAGCTGAACTCAACGGAAATCTCTTTTTACTGGAATCAGGTGGATCGACCCTGGGCTATGCAGATGAAGTGCTCCAGCACCTCGCAGCGGTCGCAAAGAGATGGGATGTGAATTACGTCGTGGCGGAAGCAAACATGGGCGACGGCATGTTCACGGCTCTGCTCAAGCCCCACATGCTCAGGGAGCACCCTTGCACCATCGAAGAGGTCAAGCACTCCATCCGTAAAGAGGTGCGCTTGTGCGACACGCTCGCACCACTGATCCAGCAGCACCGGCTAGTAGTGACCAGCCGTGTGATCCGTCAGGACTACCGCATGTTGGATGAAGACCCAGAGCATGGGTATTCCAGATCGTTGTTCTGGCAGATGAGCCGCCTCACCGAGGAGAAAGGCTGCTTGTCGTTTGATGACCGCGTTGATGCCCTGGCGATTGCTGTGGGCTTTTTTGTTGAAGCCGCTGCTCAGGACCAGCAGAACCAACAGCGGGCACGCTCAGATGCTCTGCGGGCCGAGGCAGTTGCCAGTTGGCTGCAGGGCACTGAGGCCGATATTGATTGCTTGGCGCTTGGTTGGAGAGCCCCCAAGGCGGCGGGGGCTGTCCATGGCGGGGTCAAGCAGCTGTCGGTGGGGGCGTAAGTACAGGCGGTTTTTTGAACTCAACTACCCGGTCAGCCATGCCGGAGAAGTCCAGCTTGTTGGCCAGCTTGCTCAGCATTGTGTCGCCACCGGCAGTGGCTTGGATGTTGTTCTGCTTCAGCAGCAGCATGGCTTCTGAGCGGGCCTTGCGGTCACCGTTCTGGAGATCTTCCAGCACCTGCTCAATTACGAGGTCGTGGATCTGGGAGAGCTTGTCCAGAGAATTGCTCATGAGTCGCGTAAGACGCACTACCCCTTAGTAGCCTTAGCAGCTGGGGTGTGTCGTTAAGAGGAACAGAGATACGCTAGGGCTATCTACAACGCCGTAATGAAACCTGGCGCTGAACTTGAGGGAAAGATTTTCCCACGGGGGCGTGACTGGCCTAATGAAGTCCGGTCGCTTCCTCCCATCGATCAGCGTTTAATCGTTCATTTGGAGGCGTTGTATCCAGACCGTGCCCCTAATCCGGGAATGGTCATGGAGGAGGTTTGGTTCAAAGCGGGCCAGGCCGCCGTTGTTCGGCATCTTGCTGATCTTTATGAGCGCCAGCAGGAACTCAATCTGGATTACCAAATGCAGGGGGTTGTCTGATGTGTATGGGAGGCGGCGGTGGCGGTGGCGGCCGGACCACAATTTATCGCCCAAACACTGGCGGTTATGACCAAATGCTTGCCACTCAGCGGGCAGGCATTGAGGCGACCATGAACAATGGCATGTTGCAGTCGCAAGCTCAAATGCAGCAGGCGCTTCAGCAGCAGCAGATGACTTATCGGCGTATTGCTGATGAGAAACGCGCTCTTGCTGAAGATCAGCGTGCAGTAAATGAGCAGGCGCTGCGCATGTCGCAACTCATTGGGCCTCCGCCTCCTGAAGAGTCAGCCCAGGCACCAGTTGTTGGCGATGTAGATCGCTATGGCTCTGGGGCGCAGGGCAAAAAGGCTCTGCGGATTGGCCGTAAGGCCAAAAAATCCGGCAAAGGTGCCGGCTTAAACATCAGCGTTGGAGGTTGACCCATGTGTTTTGGAGGAGGGAACAGGCAGTCGTATCAGGAGCCCAGGTACGTCGAGCAGCCACTTGACTACAGCTTCATCGAGCAAAACAACGCTGCGATGCGGCAGTTCCAGGAGCAGCAGGCGGCTCAGGCAGCTGCTTATCAGCAGCAAATATCTCAGCAGATTGCTGGCATCACCGCTGAAACGCAGCGGATGCAGGCTCAATACGAGCAAGAACTAGCTGATGACGAAGCAGCACGCGCTGCGGCCGAAGCGGCAAGTCAAAGCGCCTACAAGACTTCAACCGAGCAGCTTGAGTTCTCTGATGGCGCACAGACCACAGAGCCGGTCAAGCCAACTGAGAAGTCGCGTTCAACGCTCAAGATTGCCAGCGGTGCCCTTAAGGCCAAGGCTGGCACTGGCCTCAACATCGGTATCTAGCCATGTTTATTGATGATTTCTTCGGTCCTTCCTTCCCGCAAGGCGATTACTTCCAATGGGCCCGGCGCGAGGAAGAGAAGATACGGCAGGCGCGAATAGCTGAGCAACAAGCTCGGCAGCGACAAATCCAGCAGCAACAAGCTGAGCTTGCAGCAGCCCGGAGACGCTCGGCAGCGCAACTAGCGGCTTCTAAGCAAAAAAGCGCTGCGCAGTTGGCCGCAGCCAAGGCAGCGGCTGATAAGCAAGCGAAGGATGCCGCTGAGCTTGCAGCAACCCGGCGAGCTTCATTCGACGCTTCTAGCACTGCCGTTCGGCGTTCGCTGAACATCCTCTCTGCGCCGCAGGTCACCGGGACAGGCGCTCAAACCACTAGGGCAGCAGGCAAACCTGGCACTCGTCGATCAAATGTCAGGGCACGGCCTAATTACGGGCGTGCGTCTATTAGCCGTGGCGGTGCCTCTGGCCTGAACATCTCCGTTTGACATGGAAAAGACAGCTCAAGCCCGATACGGCGAACTGCAGCAAACCCGCGACTATTTCTTGAGTCGTGCTCGCGCTGCATCGCGGTTGACGCTGCCGTACCTGATTCCGACATCAAACGAGCCGACGCCTAACAACAACGAGGCGTATCCAGTTCCATGGAATGGCATTGGCGCCAGAGGTTGCTTGAACCTGGCCAGCCGCATGCTTTTGGCCCTTCTGCCTCCGACGCAGCAGTTCTTTCGCTTCTCGCTGGATGAGGGCGAACTGGGCAAGCAGGGCGTTGGCCCTGAAGCTCGCACAGCGATGGAGGAAGCGCTGAGCAAAGTCGAGCGCCTGGTGCTGCGTGAGATCGAGGCAAGCAACGATCGGGTGGTGCTGCATGAAGCGCTGCTGCACTTGATCGTCTCTGGCAACGCAATGATCTACATCGGGGAGGAGGGCATGCGTGTCTTCCACCTCAACCGGTATGTCATCACCCGTGACCCGATGGGGAATCCCATTGAGGCGATCATCTGCGAGGTGCTGACTTACGACACTGCACCAGAAAAGATCCGCAAGCACTGCGACGAAGCCCGTGGTGAGCTGAAGGGCTTGCCGGAGCGAAGCCAGAACGATCCTCTGGCGTCGGAGTCGACGGATTACAGCGAGATCCGGCTTTACACCCGCATCAAGTGGGGTGAAGACAAGATCGTGCGTTGGCACCAGGAAGTCGAAGGCAAGGTCGTTGAAGGAACTGAGGGTCGTGCGCCTTTAGACGTATCGCCCTGGTTGCCATTGCGCATGACTCGCGTCGATGGTCAGATGTACGGGGTCGGATACGTCGAGGCCGCAGCACTTGCAGACCTTCAAACGGTTGAAGCGCTATGCCAGGCGATTGCTGAGGGATCGCTTGCAAGCTCTAAAGTTCTATTTCTTGTAAAGCCATCTGGAGTCACCAAAGCTCGCGATCTAGCGTCTGCACCTAACGGTGCTTTCGTGACTGGTGATCCACAGGATGTGCTCGCTCTGCAGGTCCAGAAATCCACGGATCTGGCCGTCGCCATGCAGGGCAAGCAGCAGATCGAGGCTCGTCTTAGCCAAGCCTTCATGCTGGCTGACGTTAGAGATTCAGAGAGAACAACAGCGGAAGAGGTCCGACTTCAAGCGCTCCAGATCGAGAACAGCCTCGGAAGCATCTACAGCATCCTGACGACTGAGTTCCAGATCAAATACGTCTCTAGAAAGCTCTTCTTGCTGGAGAAAGCAGGCAAGGTGCCTGAGATGCCGAAGGATCTGGTCAAGCCGATCATGACGGTTGGTCTTGCTGCTGTCGGCCGCGGCAATGATCTTGAGCAGCTGGTTCGGTTTACGACAACCCTGGGTCAAACAATCGGCCCGGAGCAGATGGCGACCTACATCAATGAGTCTGAGTTGATTAAGCGTTTGGCTTACTCAATGGGCATTGATGTGTTTAATTTAGTCAAATCCGAGCAAGAGCTTGAAGCTGAAGCCCAGCAAGCTCAGCAACAAGCAATGATGCAATCCGCCATGCAGAACTCGGACAAAATGGCGAACGCCGCGGCCACTCAGCAGGAAATGCAAATGGCTGCGGAAGCACCCCCTGAACCAGAAGCATGACCACGACACCCTGGCAAATGACCGAACCTGGCAACCCAACTGAGCCTGATTTCAAGAATCCGGTCGATATGGGCTATGAAGCCCGTGAGGGGATGGCAGGCCCTGGTCAAGAGCAACTGCTTGAGCAGTTCATTCAGGAGCAGCAGGCTGAGCAACTCCAGGAAGACCCAGCACTGCTAGCTGGCAAATACAAGAGCGCTGAAGAACTAGAGCGTGCTTACAAGGAGCTGGAATCCAAGCTTGGTCAGCAGCAGCCATCAACGTCGCCTGCGGAACATCAGGAAACACCTTCTGAGCTTTATACAGAGGACGCTGCCCGGGGGGTTTATGGAGAAGATGCTGTCAATAAGCTCGCGGAGCGGGGTATCTCGATGGCCGAGCTTATGCAGACCGCTGACTCGGGAGGAGACATCTCTGAGCATTTCGATGTACTCGCTGAGACATTTGGGGTGCCTCGCCAGGTTGTCGAGAACTACGTCAGCAAGGCTGGAGCGGTTCCGGGCGGCGCTGAAGCTCAATCGGTGCCCAGTGAGCTGACGGAAGCCGACACAGCTGAACTCAAGCAACTGGTTGGCGGCGAGGAGAAGTTTGCTGAGCTGAGCGGCTGGGCCGCTAAGAACCTCACCAAGGAAGCCCTGGCGGAATACAACGAGGTCGTAGACAGCGGCAACAAAGCAGCAATCAAATGGGCGCTACGGGCCCTACAGGGCAAGTACAAGGCTCCCGAGGCTGTGGTCGAACCCAAGCTCTACGGGGGCGGAGACGCGCCAGGGCCGCAAGTCTTTGAGTCCCAGCAGCAGCTGATGGATGCAATGAATAAGAGGAACGATCGGGGCCAAGTTCTGTATGAGGTTGATGAGGCCTACAGGAATAAGGTTGTTGAGATTTTGTCTCGTTCACCTATTTGAGTTAGTTTCGGGTTACCGCTAGCCGGAAGCAGGCCCTTCTAGGAGGACACCCTGATGATGAAGGCAGTCGGCACTGAACACTTTTGCTGACTCTTAGTCATGAGCATTTCATTTGACACTTCGCCGCCAAATGCGGCGCTAGCCCGTTCTGGCCAAATCCAGGGTACGGGCGGCTCTTGGGGCCATACAACCAGCCTTGATGGTTGGCGTGCTCTTTTCCTGAAGCTTGGGAGCACTGAGGTCCTCGACGCGTTCCTCAGAAATTGCGTTTTCAAGGGCAAAACCCGCGAGCGCAATATCCGTGGCGGTAAATCTGTTGCGTTCCCAATTACGGGTCGCATGGAGGCTACCTACCACCAGCCGGGCCGTCCGATCCTCGGGCAAACTAACGAGCCTTCTGCACTCAACGAGCGAGTAATCGAGCTTGACGAGCTGATGATTAGCGACATCGCTATCAGTCAGCTTGATGAGCTGATGAATTACTACGACGTCAGGCAGTATTACACAAAAGAGCTCGGAAGGGCTCTGGCGTATGAATACGACCGCCGCGTTGCTCGCTTGATCTTTGCAGGCGCTCAGGACACCACTGAGCCTCTGAACAAGGCTATAAACGCTGGCCGTACTGGCTTCAACTTGGAGCTTGGCACCGATTACACAGGTGCTAGTGCAACCAACCAGGAAAAAGGTGATGCGCTGGTCGAAGCAATCTTTGACTGCCGCGTCAACTTCGAGGAGAAAGACGTTCCTACAGACAACCTGTATGGCGTCTTTACCCCAGAGGACTATTTCCTTATTTCCCAGTCGAGCCGCGCGATCAATACCGATTTCAACGGTGCTAATGGTTCCAACGGCACTATCGCCGCTGGTGAAACCATGCGTGTTGCAGGTATTCCGATCTACATGAGCAATCATGTAAATCAAGCCGAATACACCCTGCAAAGCGGCGACAAGAACCCCGACTACGCACAAGACCTGAGCAACTGCAAAGGTCTGATCTTCCACCGGGATGCCGTTGGCGTCGTGACTCTGCTGAGCCCCTCTCTGCAGATGACCGGCCCTGAGTTCCGGGTTCAGTTCCAGTCAGACCTGCTGGTTGCCCGTCAGGCAATCGGCATGGGCAAGCTGCGTACTGAGTGCGCTGCGGCTATTCAGATTCCCGACTAATTGTTGGGAGGACACGAGCAGTCTGGGGGGCCGGGAGACTGGCCCCTTTTTTTGTGCCCCAATACGATGTAGTCAACGACCCTGTAGCTGATGCCATTCGTTAATCAGTCGAAGCTGCCAGGGAGAACCACGCTGCTTGATGCGGTCAATATCTGCTTGGAGAACATTGGCGAGCAGCCAGTCGATTCGCTGAACAACCAGCAGATCCAGGACGCCAAGATGGCGGAGCGCACCATTCTTGAGTTCCACAAGGAGGGCCAATGCTGCGGCTGGACTTGGAACACTGAATACGGAGTGTCGTTCAAGCCGGATGCAACGACCAAGCAGGTACTGGTCCCGCCCAACGCCGTTGAGTTTTCCATTAACCAGTATCAATGGAATGGCCGCTTCCAGGCACGCGGGAGCAAGGTCTATGACTTTGCCAATAAGACCTATCTGATCGACCCGGACGAGATACCAGAGATCAGGGCTGACGTGATCTGGCTATTGAGTTGGGATGAGAGCCCAGAGACCTTTAACCGCTGGAGCACCATCCGCGCTGCTCGCGTGTTTAGCGACAGGGCCTTGGGCAGCGAGGCGCTGTTCAAATACACGTCGAAGGACGAGGCGGACGCCAAGGCTGAAGTGGAGAAGATGGAGCTGGCGCAGAACCACGCCAACATCCTTACGGGTGGGATGGCGCAGTTCCCGACATACCTGCCTGGGCAGGGCCTGGTCAACCGCCGCGTTAGTGGCGGCCTTGCTTGGTTCTAATGTCAAACATTGCTTACACCATCCCCAATCTGATCCAGGGGATTTCGCAGCAGCCTGATGCGCAGCGCGACCCAAGCCAGGGGTCGATCCAGATCAATGGGATGAGTTCGATTGCTGAGGGTCTGCGGAAGCGGGATAGCAGCCGGACGATTGCAAGGGTGAGCGAGTCGCTGTTTGGCGATGCGGCGTTTCACACCATCCAGCGGGATGCCGATGAGAAATACATCGCGGTTATTCGCACGGACGCGATGGACGTGTTTGACCTTGATGGCAATGCGCAAGTCGTTAATACCGCTGCTGGCGCTTTTGACTATTTCAACGACACAGGACTGGATGCGTCGGAAAACGTCAACGATGCAAGGAATCAGATCCGCGCCATCACCATTGCTGATTACACCTTTCTGCTGAATACCCGGCGGACTACTGCGATGCAGGCGGATACGGCGCCTGAAAATGCACGCCCTGCTCCGCATGAGTGTTTGGTTTGGGTGCGTCAGGCCAGTTACGGCAATGAGTATCGAGTGGTTTGCCGGGTTGGCAATGGTTCATCAACCAGCGTGACGGTCGAAACGCCTGTTGCGCCTGTGACCAGTTCCGGCGGCACCACCACTGAGTTTCGCATCAGCTCAGAGGAGATTGCGGAAGAGTTGATGACCGGTGGAACTCTTAACGGCTTGGAGGACATCACCGGCCTGACCGTTAGCCGGAGCGGTTCAGTCCTTTGGCTTAGGGCCAATGACCCAATCACCATCGAGGTGTTTGACGCCAAATCCAATACGACCATCACGGCGATCTTGGACGAGGTGCAGACCTTTACTGAGCTGCCGACTGTGGCCCCAGTTGGCTATCAGGTCGAAGTGATTGGCGACCCTGGAAACGCTTACGACAACTATCACGTCGAATTTGAGCCACGGTCTGGCACTTTTGCAGAGGGCGCTTGGATTGAGTGTGTTGCGCCTGGCTCACGGTTCATCATCGACCCAGGCCAGATGCCGCATGTGCTGGTGCGGCGGCCTGATGGTCAGTTCTTCTTTGGCCCTGCTGATGGCCGCACGCTTACTGGCGGGACGGCGCCTAATGACTGGGAGCTAGAGATTCCGCGGTGGGGCAACAGGACAGCTGGTGACGATCTAACTAGCCCGCTGCCGACGTTCCTGAACAACAAGATCAACGACATCTTTATCTACAAGAACCGGCTGGGGTTCTTAGCGGATGAAGCGGTGATCTTGAGCCGCACGCGGGACTTCTTTGAGTTCTTCCCGGAGACGGTCACAACAATCTTGGACACTGACCCGATTGATGTGATCGCATCAAACAACCGGGTGTCGGTGTTGCAGTACGCGGTGCCGTACCAGGACGAGCTGATCATTTTCTCGGAGCAGTATCAGTTCCGATTCAACGCAGCGGAGACTGTGCTGACGCCGACCACGGCGCAGGTCACAATCCTGACTCAGTTTGATGTTGATATTGCTGTTAGGCCCCAGCAGGCCGCGGGCGGGATTTTGTTTGCCCAGTCCAATGAGCAGTGGAGTCAGCTCAGGGAGTTCAGTGTTCGGGGTGCTGGCACAGCACTGACCGCAGACTCAGCCGACATCACGGCTTACGTCTCCAGCTACATCCCGAACCAGTGCTTCAAGATGACCGTGAATGACACGGGCAACTCGGCCTACATCATCAGCGGCAAGAACCACGAAGGCGGGATTGATTTCAGGCAGCGGATCTACGTCTACAAGTGGTTTTTCCGCAACTCAGGTCAAGGTGCAGAGCGTGCGCAGTCCAGCTGGAGTCACTGGGAACTTAACGGTGAGGTCCTCCAGATCGAGGCGATCGAGGAGCAGTTGTATGTGCTGATCGCCCGTGGCACTGAGGTATGGCTTGAGCGGATTTCTGTGATGGATCGCATGGCGGAGGAGGTGTTTGCGCCTTATCCGCTGCTGTTAGATCGCTTGGTCAGCTCAACGACTGCTGTGCCTGCTGGCGTGCGGATGGCCCTGGGTGTCTTTGATGAGGATGCCGATACGACCACCTGGACGCTGCCGTACACCGCGACAGCAGCCACTCAGCTGTGGTCGGGCTACAAGACTTCCTCTACTGGTAAGCCGGGCCCGGTCAAGTTGGATGAGATCGATTCGGGCACACAGTTCACCGCCCGCGGCGATTGGTCGGATACCCACGTTTGGGCTGGTGAGCCGTATGAGTTCCGGTATCGGTTTACCAAGTTCAAGTTCTATAGCGAGATCGGCGGTGGCAAGGCTGCGGTCAACACCTATCGGACGCAGATCCGTAGGGCCAAGCTCAGGTATCACGAAAGCGGCTATTTCGAGATCAAGGTGCTCCCAGAGAACCGGCAGGAGGGTCTGTATCGATATGACGCAACTGACATCGCAGTCCGTGGTTCATGGATCGGCCAGCCAACAAACTTTGACGTTGATAGTCAGCGCTATTACGAGGGCGTTTTCAGCTTCCCGGTAATGGGAGATGGCAACCGGATCTTCTGCGAGATCCTCAATGACCAGCCACACCCCTGCAAGTTCTCTACCTGTGAATGGGTTGGGAACTTGACCGACGTATCTCGGAGTCGCCGATGAAATGGATTGAGCCCTCAATCGACGTTGCTTATTACGTCGGGGAGAACCTCAGATTTGAGGATTGCACGGAGGTATCGCTGAGTCATGGCATCGCGCCGACTGATGCGGTGGTCCATAGCTTTTTGGACAGCCAGAAGTGCAGCGCATTTGCGACTGAGCTAGGCGAGCCCTGCGGGATGGCTGGCGTGGTCGGGAACAAGATTTGGATGCTGGCCACGCCCAAGGCGACTGTTGGTCGCCATGCCCGCTGGCAACTGCTGACAGAAGGCCGAAAATGGGTGGACGATTGTTTGAGTGAAGTGGGCCCATTGCATAACTACGTTTATGCCAAAAACGATGCTTCGATTAAGTGGTTGAAGCATCTGGGCTTCCAGGTGAACAAGCCTGAGCCCTACGGTCCTTGCGCGGCCTTGTTCTGCCATTTCTGGAGGGATCGCTGATGGAACCGATTTCGATGGGGATCATGGCGGCTTCGGCCAGCCTTGGGTTCCTGAAAAACCAGGCTTCGCATAACGCGAGGCAGAAGTCGTATTACGACCAGATTGCGTTTCAGGACGTTCAACAGGAGTTCAACTCATGGCAGGCGGGGTTCAATGCCGAACGACAGAACCTCAACAGCCAATACCAGTTCTGGGGAGAACGCGTTAGGTACAACGAACAACTGTCTTATGCAGGCCAGCTAGAGAACTATGAATTTGCCAAAGAGATTGCACAGGCCCAAAGGGTCATGGAGGCCAGGGTCGGGGCGGCTACCGATTACCTCGTCAATGCAGAAGCCATCCAGGCTGCTTACCGGGAGCGGGGTATCTCGGAGGCTGTTGCTGAACAGCAAATGATGTATCGGGGCCTGCAGCAGTCGGCTGCCTATATGGCCTCTGCCCAAGAGGGCAAATCAATGGATCGCTGGGTGCGTAATGCCAGCAAGCAGATGGGTGACTACAGGGCACTGAAGACGCTCAAGCAAGGTTTTGCGGAGCGTCAGTACAGCAGGAACCAGCTGAGTCAGATCACAAGGTATCTGAATCAGTACAACAGCCAGCAGTTCTATGTGAAGGCACCGATCCAGAAACCTTCGATGCCGTTTGCGCCATTGCCAGCGCTGATGCAACCACCGCAGCCTTACATGCGCGGCGGGGCACCGGCCGACACAAGGTTCTTGGATAACGCCACCTCGGCATTTAGTGCGCTGAATACCGGGCTAGAGGTGAACAAGTCGATCATGAACCTGGCGTCAGGGGCCGGCTCTAGCAAGAACTGGCTGATGAGGGTCAATGCCGCATTTGGCGGCACAGGAGGTAAACCATGAAACGGCCTGATCTCCCCCAGTACGAGCTGACTCCAGAGGCCAGGCCGGTTGATGCCTACATCAATCCGGTCGATTACCAAGTGCAGCGGCCCCCGTCTGGGCCCAAGCAGACGCCCCAGGTGAAGGGGATCACCACTGTTGGGCAGAACAGTGTTGGCAGTTATCAGGGGTACAACCAGGCAGAACAGCTGGCGAGTTCGCTCAGCAAGTTCAACCCTGCTGTCACTGAAGCCATGAAGACCGGCGGCGTGATGCTGGCCGGCAAGATCATGGATGACAATCACAAGAAGGCAGTCGCGGCCGCGCAGAAGGCCGAGGCGTTGCTTGATGCGCAGACGGAGCTGTCGGCTGAGGAGCGTGCTGCAGCAGTCCGCAAGCTGACGAACCAGGACTCCAATGCGGGCTGGCTGATGCACGCCCTGAACCCCTACCGGGAGTGGGGCTGGAAGCGTGGCATGACTTACTCGCTTGGGCAGAAGCTCAAGACCGAGTTACCACAATTGGCTACCCAGCTCACGGGTGAGGACTACCTGGCGCCTGACCAGGGCATGGGCAAGTTGGTGCAGCTGCGCGGCGAGAAGCTGGCCGAGCTGCAAGAGATGTATGGCGTCAGCGAGAACGACCCCAGCTATCAGAACTACGTCTTAGAGCCGTTCAATAAGGCATCAGATGCGCTGACCAGCCAGGTCACTAAGGACCGTGTGAAGTGGATGGACTCCAACCAGCCACGGGTTATTGGCAACAACCTGGGTCAGCTCATTGAGAGCTCACTCAGAAGCAACACTGTCGACATCACCCAGCCCGATGGCACGACGGTCACGCTGACGCGGACGCCAGGCAACGAGATGGTGTTTGACAGAACAGTGGCTGATCAAGCGAACCGGCTTCTGCAAAGGCATGGGGCTATGGCTGGATTGCCAGGCCAACGCACCAAATGGAACCTTGAGACCTACAAGGACTTGATTGCCCGGCCGTCGTTTGCGCCTGGAACTAAGGGCAGAGCGATCCTGGACAGCCTTGTCTCTACCCAGCCAATGCTGGGGCCCAACGGCAAGCAGCTTGTTATTGATGGCAAGGGTCAGTTCATGACGTTCGGCCAGGCCTTCCAGGCTGATGCGTTGGAGGTCGACATGAGGGTTGACCGTGAGCGTTATTCCCAACGCCAGCGTGTGATCAACGAAGGCAAGCAGATGGGGCTTGCAGCGGTCTTGGATGCAACTCAAGCCTATCCTCCAGGCCCTGATCGCTTGGCAGCCGGGCAAGCAGCCCTTGAGGAGTTTGCCGATAAAAACAAGCTGAGGGATACAAAGGCAGGGCGGATCCTTTTGGGTCAGCTGCAGTCAGAAATGGTCACTGCACTGCAAACCCAGTCACAGCTTTATGGGCAGAGATTTGACCCAGCAGCTGGCGCGACTTGGAGGCAAGCATTTGACCGCCGAGTAGCCAAGGGCGAGCAAGGCGATATGCAGACGGAGCTGATGGGGCTTCAGCAGGCAGCTGAGCGGATGGGCCCTGATGGCTACTCCTGGTACAACTCCCAGTACAGCCACCTCAAGGATGTCTACGAGGACATTGATACGGTTTCTCGATTCCCCAAGCTGAACAGCGTCATCGACGAAGCAGTCGATGTTGACTTGTCTAAGTATTACTTGGGCTTCCCTAATAACTGGCCCGACAGGCTGGAGTCACAGCTGCGCCAAAGGACGGCTTACACCAATACAGCAGGTGCAGCTATCCGGGCAGAAGAGGACCGGCTGGGTCGCCCATTGCAGCCGGGCGAGGCGAGGCAGGTTGCTCTTGATGCCATACGCAATTACGGGAAGGACGACGAAGCCTTGCGTCAGGAGTTGTATCCCGGCAGTCCGACTTTCCCAGGCGCAGCGCCAAGCGTCATGCCAGGCGCCGGCACTCGGGATATGGCCCCTTCAGGCGGTCAGACAGAACAGGTTCCTGTGTCGGAACAGGTTGATACTCCAAGCCCACTGCAGACAAAGCCACAGGATCTGACGACTGCACCCGTCTACGGGATGGATGAACTGGATGACATGCCAAATCGCGCCACTCGAATCAAGAATTGGCGCGCTGAGGCAATCATCGACATTGCCGATCTACGGCAGCTGGTGCTGGATCAAATGGCAGGCAAGCCATTGCCGGGCCAGTTCAAGCGGTTGCTGCGGGATCTGCGGGTGCGTGATGCGTTCCAGTTCATTGATGCGCAGTTGAAGTTCTATCCGAAGTACAAGCCGGAATGGACTCCCCAGGAGTACGAGTCACTCAGAAATAACTGGCAGTCATCTGCGGGGTTGATGGACAATGCCATTGCCACAACTGGGCTCCAGCGCCGCGGCCTAAACAAGCTTGCAGCTCTTAACGACTGGGCCTATATGGCTTAACTGTTACGAGGCCGCAGAATAGGAGTACTGGCAGTTGTAATCAGTGCCCCAGGCTCGGCCGTTATCTCCTGCAGAGACTGTCCCTTACTTGAGCGGGCAGACGAGCAAGCCTGAGAAAGACGAGGGCTATGAAGTCCAGCGGTGGTGGCAGAAGCCAGGCAACGAACTTCAGTATCTGTTTGGGACTCAGCTCCCACAGGTGGGCGGTTTTCTGAAAGAGAGCCTTGTTGATCCCGTTGTAGACGCTCTTGAGTCAAACCAGACATTGAATCAGGGCTATGCCCCGGTCCGCGTGGGAGCAATGCCTCTTGGCGGGATTCGCACTGACAGCACTCGATACAACTCGCTTACGGGTCGAAGCGAGCCAACCCCCGGCGTTCCTCAGGGCATCCAGGTTCTGCCTGGTGATCGAGAGAAGGCTCAGGGCTATGTCCGTGCCGCAACTCAACCGCTGCAGTACCTAGGCGAACCCGGCCAGTCAGTAAGGCAGTCGCTTGTTGATGCCTCGGCAGATGCCCTGGGTGCAGTCAAAGAAGAAGACCTGATCGAGAACCCTGACGCCAGGCGTGTTCAGGGCATTGGCCAGTTCACGATGGAGACGGGGGTTGCGACGGCCCTCACTGGCGGCCTTGGGATGCTTGGGGCTCCAGCCCGAGCATTGCTGCCTGGTTGGATGTCAGGTGCTTTAGGCCGGGTTCCAGCCAAGGGGTTTGTTAAGTGGGCCGCTGCTGGCGCGACAGAGGAGGTTATTTCCGGGCTGCTGCAAGACCCGTTGGCCAACCCTGGCTTTGTGTTCCAGCTGGATGAGAACGACACGATCTGGTCGGCAGCGCTAAAGAACGCGCCAAGCAATGCGATTGCCGGTCTGGTGCTTGGCGGTGCCATTGAAGGCACGGCCAGGGTGGCCAGCGCTGGCATCAATAAGGTGCTGCCCAACCTGTCCAGGCGTCAGCGTGCTGTTAATGGCGTCAAGGAGGTCGAGGAGGCCCGTAACTGGGCAGAAGAAAACGGCGTCCAACAGAAGACACCGGATGGCAAATACGAGTTCACGCCTGACGAACCAGAAGTAGAAGGCAGCCCTCTAGATCGCGTTGAAGCAGCAGAGCGCACAGCTTCCACTGGCGTTCCCAGCGCAGCGATGGAGCCTGGCGGAGCTGTTCTGGATGGACAGCTACCTGAAGCCGACCCAACTGTTGACCCATGGGATCCAGAAGCGCCTGAAGTCAGCACCATTGTTCGCGGCCTGGACCAGCTGGATGACCAGGGGCTGCAGCGATTGGAGCAAGGCGAGGGTCTTGTTGAGGAGCTGAACGCAGAGCTGGAAGACAGCGAAGTTGAGTTTGTCGATCGCCCCCAGGCGTTAGTTACTGCTCCGGTAGATCGCTTGGCTGACTCAACGATCCCTTACATGGATCAGATCGAAGCGATCGGAAACGACGATCTGCTGTCGATGGCTGACCCGCGCAACAGCCAACAGCTGTTTGAGCGTGTTTCTTCACTGACCGGCAAAGAGCTGGAGGACTTCACCCGCAAGGACGTGATGGCAGGGATTGAGTCCCTGGCCAACAAGGACAACATCCAGTTCCTGCCCAACCGGATTTATCCGCAGTCCGGCGGTCTGGCAGATGTGAATCAGATCAAGGTTGACCCTGAGCGATTCCAGTACAAAAGCGACGTAAACGAAAAGGGCCAACAGAAAGGCAACTCCCTGGAGGGCGTTAGCAAGTGGAACACCGACCTTGAGGGGGCCGTTGAAGTTTGGGAAGACCCAGCCGATGGCGAGATCTATGTCGTTAATGGCCACAACCGCCTGGAGAAGGCGAAGGAGATGGGCGTCGGCAGCGTCCTCGTCAACTTCATCCCTGCCCGTACGGCTAAACAAGCCAGGGCTTATGGCGCAGCTTCCAACATCGCCGCTGGCAGTGGCACTGCTTTTGATGCTGCTAAATACTTCCGTGACTCTGGACTTGATAACGCCCTGGCATTAGAGGCCTCTGGCATCCCGATGGCGGGCGAACGCTCGCTGGGTGCCCAGGGCCTGGCCTTGAGCAAGCTGCCACCACAGCTGTTCCAGGAGGCTGTTGATGGCGCATTGCCGCTGAGCACTGCTGTACGGATTGGCTCTACCAGGCTGAGCCCCGAGGACATGATTCGCGTGGCAGGCATCGCGCGAGACATGGGCCCAATGGCGGCCCAGGAAGTCATAGCGATGGCGCAGACAGCTCCAAAGATTGAGTCAGGCGAGCTGACTCTTTTTGGTGCCGAGATGATGGACACCATCAAGATCAAGGCCGAACTGGCAGCACGGATCAGGTCGGATCTGACTTCAGCCAAGAACATTTACAAGGGCGCTTCCAAGGATCGGAACGCCAAGCAACTCGCTAAAGCCAACACTGATGTCGACCAAGGCGCTGCGTCGCAGCAGGCCAGCCTGGCCGAGCGTGTCCTGGCGACTTTCGACGCAGAGAAATACGCGGAAGGAACTGAGATCAGTCGCCTGCTGAATGAAGGCGTTGAGGACATTGCAGCGGGTGCCAAGCCTGCAGCTGTTGCCCGTCGCCTGAGGGCAGAGCTGGAAGGCCAGCCTTTGATCGCGGAGCCCCAGCCGGAACCCAAGGTTGAGGCCGCAACTCCAGAGCAGGAGTGGGAAGCGCTGAGCACTGAGGAGGCCCTGGCTAGGCGCAAGAAGGCCGAGAAGAAGCTGCTGACCGAGCGGATGATTGCCAACCGCAAGAAGGTGATCTCTGACGCTGACGATGCGTTTGGCAGTGGCGTTGAAGTCGACCTGAAGAAGGTTGAGAAGGCGCAGAAGGCGCTGGATGCCCATGCCGAGGCCGACGCCTACATCAGCTGGTACGACCAGCGGAACGAGCTGCCGCTGACACCTGCCCAGCGGAACGACATCAAGAAAAACCTGATCAAGAAGGCACGGGATAACGGCGAGATCCGCCCTGATGCCACTCCAACGCCAACCCTGGACAACCCAGGGCAACAGCTGGAGGAGCTGGTGTTTCAGCCCGTCAATGCCATGCGCGAGGAGATCCGCCTGGCTGATCAGTACGCCCGCCAGGACGCTGCTGAGGCTGATGCCCAGGCGAGGGCCAGGCGTGAGGCCAATGGCTACTACGACCAAGACATTGATCAGAAGCTGGACAACGGCCTGCTCAATGACTTCCCCGAGGAGATCCCGGACTATCCCGAGCCAGAGGGTGAGCCTTCTTATGCGTTGCCGGCTGATGTAGCCAAGTCCAAGCCCCGCTACGGGAGGGCCACCGTGCAGTTCGGGAGCGACCTGGACCGTGCGGCTTACATCATCCGCAGCAAGAGCAAGAAGTCCAAAGGGGAAGACCGGATCATCGGCAGCCTTGAGGAGGCTGGGTATGACGTTGCCCAGGTGCGTCAGCACGGGGAGTCAGTCAAGAAGGCCATTGGCGATGTAATCGAGGAGCAGACCGGCAGCCGCCGGGCGCCTGAGTCCCCCATTGAGATCGTCGTTCCCGAGCTGCAGTTCGGCGATTCCTTCACCACGTCGTCAGTGGCTGGTGATGCGTTCCGTACTGCGGTGACACCGACGAATTTCGTCAACGCTGCCCAGGCCAGGCAAGCCGCTGAAGCGATCAACGACATCGTGAATCGCATTGCTGGCGGCAAAGGCCTGCGGGTCAAGATCAACACCAAGCGCGGCCCGGAGATGCTGCTGCCGCTGGAGCACGGCGGTGACGGCAAGACCAAGACGTTCGAGCTGGGCAGCTACGACTGGAGTAATGACGTGATGACTGTTCACGACTTCCTGCGTCGTGATGCAGATGAACTGATCGAGACCGCTTATCACGAGTCCTGGCATCGCCTGCAGGCACGGTTCTTGACCAAGGGCGAGATGCGGATGCTCAGCCAACCGCGCAACAAGAAGCGTATTGGCGAGATGGCTGGTTTTGATGCGCTAGCTGCTGACAAGGCGTCTATCGAAATGCAGGCCATTGCATTCCAGAATTTCTCTGCGGCTAAGGAGTTAGCGCCTGACCTCACCGCTCAACAGTTCCTGGAGATGCAGCGCCAAAGAAGTGGCCAACGAGCATCAGATGAATTTGTCCGACTTGAGGCGAACCAAATCGGGATGGAGGACGTGATGCGTCTGGGCGAACAGAACGACACCAAGTTTTATGCCCAGGCAAGGGCAATGATTGATTCGCTCAACCAGGCGACCATGAAGCCGCTCGCCAAATTCTTTGATCGTCTTTACGACGTGATGGAGCGAGTTAGAAACTTTGCCCAGGGCAATGGCTTTACCAGCGTCGATGATTTGTTTGAAAGGGCTTATGCCGGCAAGCTGGCCAAGAGACGAGAGATTGGTTTGGCTTTTGGCGATATAGGCAGGGAGCCATTTGCATCTGATTGGCTCAGCGATAACGCAATGTCTGAACGGCTTGCAGCTGAAGAAGCGGCAACCAATGTTCAACAGGCTCAGCTCCGTAGCAAAGCAATCAAGGAGGGCTGCTGATCATGCGCTGCGATGACATCTTCCAGGAAATCCAACGACTAGAGGAGCGCAAGGAGCGCATCAAGAGGGCTCGGAGTGTTCTGAGCGAAGTTGACGAGACACCGTCGAACCCATACGACGAGTGGGTCAATGACGCGGATAACCGCGAAGCGTTGGCAGAGCGGATGCTGGGCAACCGCGCCAAGCCAGTTGGTGCTGATGGCCAGCCAACAAACTTTGGCCAGATCATCGACAGCCTTGGAGAAGACGGGGCGCTGCCAGTTGCAGCTGACCTGATTGGCCTCAACAAGGGATGGCAGAAGTACGACCCAGCTTCTGCTAACGCCTACATGAAGGTGAATGGCGCCAACGTCGTAGCTGATCGAATCAATGCGATCTATGCGGAGGTGGGCGAGGAGGTTTCCAAAAGCAAGCTGCTGGGTGAGATCCAAAAGAACTCAGCCCCATTCGTTCACATCTTGGAGAACATGAGCCGGCTCCAGGTGTATGACGACATCACGCGGGTTCACATGGCCGACAAGGTTGGTGAGCTGGCTGATATTGCTGAATCCACCGGGCTGCCCCCCAACCGCCGCAAGGTGGCTGAGTTCATCCAGGCTTATGAGGTGGCGATGTATGCCCACGGCATGCGCAACCTTGGCTCGCGTCGTGCTGGCCAGTTGCTGCAACAGCTCAAAGGCAGAAGCTTTGACGACACCAGCGTCAAGATCATCCTGGATGAAGACGCTGTAGCTGAAGCCGCGGCCGTTGAGGCATTAGCAACAGAGGTAAGCACCAAGCCTGGGCCTGATGGCGAGCGTGTCCCCAAGGAGCAGGCCGACTATATCCGTGACGACGAGGTAACCAAGAGCGTCATCGAGGCAGCGATTGAAGGCAAGAAGGGCGTCAAGGAGCTGCGTGAAATCCAGAAGACCCTGCTGCTGGATGGCGTCGATCCAAAGAATGGCGCCGGTGATGGCCAGTGGGACCGCACTTGGAAAGCGGCTGCCAGGGCGGCTTACAAGGACACCATCCTGGCTAGCGGTCAATCAGTTGGCCGGCAGAACTACCTGGCTCAAAAGCTCGTCTACATGGTTGAAGGCCTGCGGGCCATGTCGACCAATGGCTACCGGCTGATGGAAGGCAGTGGCATGCGGCAGATGAACCTGCTGGATCCGACCGAATCAGGCTTCATCCGTAATGCGTTTAAGGCAAAGCTGGATGGTGCTCGCATGGCATTTACTGCTGAGCACATGGCCAATCAGCTGATCAACGACGGCCTGCAAGAGATGTCATGGCCAAAGCGCCGGATGGCATCCATGCGCCGGGCCATTGATGAAGGCTTCTTTGATGGTCACACACCGTTTGCAACGCGAACTGATGACTTCGACACCCAGAAGGGAACGCTGTCACCAGAAGATCAATACAAGGTTGCTATCGAAGTGTTTGAAGCCCCCTTTGAAGGCTGGGTGGGGGCGCGGGTGATGCAGTTCAAAAACAAGATGTCTTGGTCGATCAAGACTCTGGCCAACAAGTATTTCCTCAATCCACAGCTGGACAAGATGGGCATCAAGCCGTTGCCTGTCACGTCAGTGCTGCAGATGAACGCAGCGATTGACCAGCGCCAAGGGATGCGTGTGTTCCTGGTGCATCGGGCTAATGAGCTGATGCTGGAGACCGCCAAGAAGTATCCCGACAAGACCTATAAGCAGTGGACGGAAATCGTCGAGGCCCAGGTCGATGATCTGTTGATCAAGTCGACGCCATCCCAGGGCCAGGTCGCTCGCTATCGCAAGCAGTTCAATCTGGGCGATGAGATCACTGACGAGATGATTTCCTCAAAGCTGGCGCAGCAGAACGTCGGCTTCCCGCTGCTGGACACACCAGGCGCCAAGGAATCGCTTGAGGCGTCAGTGGCGCAGCGGATGCAGAACAAGCCCACTGGCCCTGCTGGTGAGGTTGATTCGATCGTGCAGAAGGCCCGTAAGCACGAATCAATTGACGCCACGATTGCTTCTTTCTGGCGGTCGCCGTTTAACCAGTACCTGTGGGACTGGGCGCTTGGCTTGGAAGCAGCCAAGGTTGCTCCTCGGGCTATCAAGCTTGCTGCCACTGGCCTCAACCCCAACGCCAAGATCACACCCAAGCAGCTGGCTGAGTTTGAGTCGTCGGCAATTATGGCCATTGGCCTCTACGGCGCGTTCAAGGCATTAGACGACAACGACCAGATCATTGGTGGCGGCCCAGTTGATCCAGGCCGGCGCCGTGTCTGGCGCGAAGCACTGAGAGCTAGGGGGCAAAAGCCCAACAGCATCCTTGGCGTTCCGATGGGTGGCTTGCCAATTGCCAACACGCTCTTTCTGATGAAAGACCTGGCAGATGTGATCAACAACCAAAAGATGAATGGCATTGATGCTGCTGAGGCAGCTCTGGACAGCGTCAGCCTTTTGGCTGCTCAGATCATGCGGATGCCTGGCTTCTACCAAGCCAAGACGCTGATGGATGCCTTCAGTGATCGCAACCCCAACGTCGCGTTGAAGACGGCTTCGATGTGGCTGAACTCCTGGTTCAACCCAATCAATGGCGGCTTGCGTGATGCGGAACGCCTTGGTGGCATCAACCGTGAAAGCTTGGTCACACCAAAGCTGCACCAGTTCTCTCGTGACAGCGGCTTCTTGTTTGAAACGCTGGGGCCTGACCATCCCATGAACACGACCTACGCCTACCTGCAGCAGATGGCTTACGAGTCATCGCCAGGCCTGGCCCACTGGGGGCTTGGCGTGCCGGTGCAGAAGAAGAACTACCTCGGCGACGACTTGCGCACCCCGGCCGGCTCAGCTGCTTGGGAGTGGCCCCTGGGCATGGTCGGCATTCGCCAAGGCGAGCAAGACCACACTGTCACCAACACCTTGGAATATATGGGTCTGCTGCAGCCACCAAGCGTGCAGATGACTGGGTTGCTGGAGGGCGTTCCTGTCCCAACGGAGTTAATCCAAGAGCACAACGACATCGTTGGGTCGATTGAGTCGACTGGGTTTGGCACTGACGCCGCAAGTTTTGGCGGGTTTAGTTACACCGTCAAAACCGAGGCCGGCGGTCAGATCTTTGACCAAAGCGTTCAGGCCGGGGCGTTGCTGTATCGACTCACCAGGGGCAAGACACAGAAGCAAGCACTCAATGCGTTCTTCAACGATCCGTTGTTTGCGAAGTTGGAGACCAATCCAGTCACCACGTCGGATCCTGCGGTGCAGCGCATGTCATCCAAGGACCGTGCTTCGCGTCCTGCTCAGCGAATCGTGGCTCGCATCCAGAAGTATTACGCAGACCTTGCTACTGAGCAGCTGCGTTCTAGCAGCGCATCACCTGAGGCTGAGCAGTGGCGCAAGGACGTGGCTGCAGTGGAAGAAGGCAAAGCCTTAGACATCCAAAGCTATGCGGATTTGCAGGGAGCGATGCAGTAAACCAAACTGGTGTTACGGCCTTGTAGCTCATGACCCTCCCCACTCCATTCAGCTACGTCCAATGGACTGGGGACGGTTCCGAGACCAGCTTCACGTTTACCTGGGACTACATCTATAAGGATCACGTCCACGTTTACCTGGGCACCACAGAAGTTACTCAAGGCAAGCTTGCCAACCAGTGGCAATGGGATGGCGACAAGAAGATCAAAATGGGCACCGCCCCAGCCGATGGGGTGATCTTGACCATCCGGCGGCAGACCCCGCTTGATGGGCAAATTGTTGATTGGCAGGACGGCAGCCATCTGATCTCGCTGGACCTGAACACCAGCGATCTGCAATGGCTGTACCTGATCCAGGAATGGGTCGATCAGCTGCTGCTGCTGGCCAACGGCCTGGCGCCACTACCTGGCCCTGGCATCCCGGTGCCGGCGCTGCAGTTCTGGAATCGCCTATTCCGTGGCGATGATCCCGATTTCGGTACAGATGACGAGACTGCGCAGACCATTTCCTCAGAGGATCAGCTCAAGGCACGCGCAACGAAAGCAGTACAGAACGGCGTTGATGCCTATGTGATGACGCTGGGCGCCCTGCAGGCCCGGTACGACATTGTGTTTGGCGAAGGCGCCAACTACCCAGGGGCCGGCAATACCGGGCAGGTAGGCAAGTTCCGTATTGATAACCGTGTCACTCCAGCGAGATTGTTTTTCTGGAATGGAGCTGAGTGGAAGGCAGTTGGCGGCACTGGCGGTGGTGGCGGTGGTGGCGACCTGACTGAGATCCAGGCAGGCCCAGGCGTCGTAGTTACAGATGGCGTTGGGCCAATCCCCAAGGTTGAAGCTGATGTTGGCGATGGCCTGTCGCTTGGCTCTGGCGATACCGACAAGATCACCATCAAATTGCCGGATGGTGGCGGTGGCTTGACGCTCGATAGCAATGGCCTGTCGGTCACTGTGCCTTACGAGGAGCCACCTGACGACAACACGGTTTATGGCCGCAGAACCAATGGCGGCGTCAGTTCTTGGGTTGATATTGCACTTGAAGTTGGCGACATCACCGAAGTTCAAGGCGGCCCAGGCATCACCGTCACGGACGGAACCGGGCCAATCCCCAAGGCTGCTGTCGAGCTGGAAAGTGATGCCGCCCGTGTTGGCCTGGAGCTGAATGGCACAGGTGACGCCCAGGTGCTTCGCGGCAAGATCGCTGGCAGCACCACCTTGGGTGTGGTCATGGCCGGTGCCGGCCTGGCTGTCGATGCCAATGGCGTCTTGACCACCAACCTGGCGTCGCCTTTGCGGTTTATTGGCAACATCGACGTGACCACTGGCTCGCCAGATGCTGAGCCTGCTGACCCTCAAGCTGGTGATTCTTTTACTGCAATTCCAGCGGGCACCATTGCAGGCGATTCCGATACGACTGACTGGAACACACTTCTGCGTGATCCACATGACGCCACGGTTGATGCTGGTGACCTGATTGTTTGCAACACCGATGGCGGTGGCGAAAACGGTTGGACGCTTGTTCCTGTTGGCGGCTTCAACTTCTGGAGCAAGACCGATGGCGATCTATCCCCAGCCGATAACTCTGATGTTCTGCGGATCAACACCCTGGCCAACGACGGCACCACCGGCTCTGGTGTTGTCCTGGCTGATGACGACGGCCGATTGGTGCGGTCTCCTGCTGGGAATGGCCTGAAGATTGAGAACGGGGTCATTCAAATTGACCCTTCAGACATCGACCTTGACCAATTTGTCAAAACAAATGACGGCGGCACTCAACAGTCGATCTGGTCAAGCGGCCTGCTGCTGACTGATGGCCCGACTGATGCTCGGGTGACTGGTTACGACCTTGGCTATGCAGCCACCAACTCGCCACGGTTCAAGATCAATGCTGGCGGCACTGGTGCTGCTGCGTCGATGCAGATCAGCACTGGCGATGAAAACGGGGATGGCTCAAGGGGCGTGTTCATCACTGCTGGTGACAGCGCAAACACCAAGGGCAGGATCAGCGTCAAGGGCCAGAGCGGCGCTGGTACTTGGCTGGAGTTCACTAACGGCGATGGCGACAGTGCCGAGACCAGATTCCTGGCCTGGCAAGACGGCTCTGTTGATCTGGTCGGCAGCCTGGGCTTTAAGTCTGCAGCAAGGCAAGGCTTTACCTTGAAGCTCAACGCCACGCCGATCACTAATTACGGCATCAATTTCCCGGCAAACCACCCGACTGCAAACAATCAGGTGTTGCGGGTGGTCGATCACAGCGTCAACCCAAGGGCTTTGGAGTGGGCAGCAGTTAGCTGGAATGACGTTGCTGATAAGCCGACTATTCCCGACCAAGTGCAGTCCGATTGGAATGTAACTAATACGAGTTCTGCTGCATTTATTCTGAACAAGCCAAACATCCCTGGGGAAGCGCCAGTGCAGTCAGTTGACGGTCGAACTGGAGTGGTGACGCTGGCCGATCTCTACGTTCCGATGAACATCTCCACCCTCGATGAGCTGCCGGACTGATGAGCAGATTAGAGAACGCAAAAGAAGCTTGGTTCTTTGTCCGCCGGGGTGGCAAGACCATGAAGGTGCAGGGCAAGGATATGCTCCAAAAGATCAAAGATGGTGATGAGTTCTTTGTTCAGCGTGGCAATGATGGATTCAAGTTCACCGCGCAGAAAGCTGAGTTTGAATGGGAAAAAGAAGCTGGTTGGTATCACATCAAGAATGTGACAGGTGGCGAGCTGAAGCTGTGGCCACGGAACGGAGCCACCACAAAGATTTGGGATCAGGATGAAAAGCCAGTTACCAAGATCGAGCCTGTTCCTGGCAAGGAGTATTTTGTTACTGGCATTAACAGCAACAAAGAACTAAACAGCTTTCAAGACAATCCTGGTATCAACTGGGACTTTGGCGATCGGGGAGATGTTCACCTGATCCGTGAGGGCAAGGCGTTTTTCAAAGGTTGCACAAACTTCAACGGCAATGTTGATTGCTTCAGGGACATCCCATGGAAAACAATGGATGAGATGTTCATGGGCTGTACCCGTTTCAATCAAGACATCAGCGAGTGGTTTGGCTGTGGTCGAGTAAGGAACGCCTGGGAGCAAGACAGAATGTTCTTTGGGGCCGCTGGTTTCACGCAAAACCTAAGCCAGTGGTGCGGGATTTCGAACGCCGATGGCACTCCACCTGTGGACGCAATGACCGGGAGCGGGATCGAAGGCGATACATCAAAATGGCCTAACTGGGCTTGCCGAACAGCACTTGGGCGTAGCATCTTGAGCTCGGATGATCTTCCTGGTGCGTACATGGAGGACGACATGTAATGGCACAATCAAACGGACGGCCTGTTGCTCCTTTGCGGGGCACTAAAAAGCACCTTAAAGACGATGACCTATTTGCTTGCACGCTGAACGGCAAGACGCATCACGTCAAATGGAAAGACATCATCACCCTGGCATTGCGGCCTCCCTCTAAGTGGCACATCAAGGATGTTGCTAGCGGCTTCGTTAATGCTCGGTTTGTCGATGAGGTATTTGATATGAGCGGCAACCGGGTGTCAGGGCCTGCCGAGAATTTCGTCATCAACCCTGGCGAAGAACGGATTGTCATTGGCAATGATGTGAGGTTCTTTAGTTCAACAGCTAGTTGGAACTTTGGTGATCAAACAGATACTGAGTTCCAGCTAAGCTTTGATTACTTGTGCCAGGACTGCCCTAACTTTAATGGTGATATTCAGCACCTAGACGTTACTGAATGGGCGTTTGATATTTCGTATATGTTCGCCTCGAGTAGCAACTTTAATCAACCCGTTTCTCACTTTAATACAAAGAACGTCAACACTATTCGTGCGTTTGCGATGGCAGCGTTTGGGACTGTTGGCCAATTCACCCAGCCAATGCCTTGGGATACTGGCAACTGCCAAAACATGATGATCACTCTTCAATACCAAGGCAACTGGAATCAAGATGTTTCAGGGTGGGATGTTAGCAAGGTTAAAAATATGAACAGTACTTTCAGAGAGACAGGTATAACAGATCCCAAAATCTCAAACTGGAATACTTCACAAGTTGAAACCCTGAGTCGTACCTTTAGGGGATGCAGGACATTCAATGGAGCTCTTGCGAATTGGAACACAGGTAAAGTCACAGATATGCTGGAAACATTTTACCAATGCGAAGATTTCAACCAGAACATAGGCGGATGGAATACAAGTAAGGTTGAAAATATGCAGTCAATGTTTTACTTTTGCACTTCGTTTAATCAGGACCTAGGCGGATGGGATGTGACCAAGGTTAAATATATGGCTTGGATGTTTAACAGCAACTATTTCCTGATTGGTAATGGTTTCGAAAAATGGAAAACACCAGAATGTACGGATATGAAGGCTATGTTTGGCAGCGCCCTTCAGTTTTCGGCAGATCTTCGTCAGTGGTGCGTTCCAAAAATCCCAACAAAGCCGGATAATTTCGATAAAGCCAATCCTCTTTTGTCACTCCAAAACCCGATTTGGGGCACCTGTCCATAAGCAATGAGCAAGCGTGAGCAATTCCTGCTGTGGATATTTGCTGGCTTATTGACGTGGCAGGCGGGGATGTTCAGCTATGGCGTTCATCTCTGCTCCAAAGTTTCACCAATGCAAGACGTGACAAAGGTGTGCCCACAGCTCGGGCAGCGTTACGACAACTTTGTGCAGACCACGCTTGGCGCAGTGCTTGGCCTATTAGCTGGCGGTGCGATTAAGGGCTAGGAGGCAGCTGACTCTGGGAGCCCTCAGCCTTGATGGCCTGATCGACCAGATCCCTGGTGACTTTGCGCTGGTGAACCATCATCTCCAGCATCTTGACTGAGATCATGCGCATCTCAGTGATGTCGTTGCAGGCATTGAGAGCCCGTTTGGCTGTCTCCACATGGAAGGAGAACATCACATCGTCCACGATTTCTCTCCAGTAGGTCAAAGCATCACGCGCTGACAGATCCGGTATTTAGCCAGCCTGTCGTCGTAACCGTTCCAGCCGCCGTTGATGCGAACGCAGCAAGCGTCAAAGCCTTGCTTGAGGCAGACGTTGAGCAGGTCGTTCTCCTCGATCCAGATCTTTGCTGAGGTGAAGGGATAGGTATTGCTGACGTAATCCACGCCATCCATCACCTTCGGATCCGGCAAACCTTCTGCCAGCCGGCTGTAGTTGAACTTGCCGGTGAGTTGTAACACTCCAGCTCCCTTGTACTTAGGACCATCGCCAGGAGAAGTATTCCCCAGATCAGCGCGGCCCTCGTAAGCCCATCCATCTGCAATCTCCTTCATATATACGAAGTTGCAGGTCTCGTGCATCATGTTGGCCATCAGCATCTGAGCTGCTTCTAGGTGCTTGCTGAAGCCGGTCTCTTCAAACAACCGATTGCAGTCGTCACAGAAGACTGAATCAAAGCTGGTGGCTGGGTGGCCCGTCAGCCGGTTCATCATGTCGGGCGTGAAGTAGCCGGTGAACTCAGTCGGCTCCTCCGGTTCCGGCAGTGCTGAGTCGCGGTAGGTCTCCATCCACTCGGCATTGCGTGCCAGCAGCGTTGGTGATGCGAGCTTGATGTGTTCGTAGAGCTGCTCCACCCCGGCGATCTGATTGACGTTGCCTTCGAAGAACTCGAAGAAATCAACGAACTTGTCCTTGTCGATCAAGACCTGTTCGATCACAGCAAAAAAGGGGCTGCTGCCCCCATGGTTACGACCCTGTAATCAAGAGGCAATTAAAGCGGGGGAATCCATAGCTTTGGTTCCTCATTGTCGTGGTCATACTCTCCGGGCCTGAGGATGCGAGCCATCCGCGCCTGGGTGATGGCATGGAACTCATCAAACCCTTTCTTGCGATAGGCAGTCATCACCACCTGCCAGCGTTCGCGGTTGCTTTCGCAGCCTGCCAGCAGCTTGTTGGCCATGACTGGGCCCACACCAGGGCAGCCTGGGTAGCCGTCAGTTGCATCTCCATGCAACGCCTGCATGAAAAAGTTGTGATCGGCCTGATCCTCTGAGACCTCAAAGACCAGCTCACCTTGGAAGTGAGTGCCGGGGATCGTCTTCATGTCTTTATCGCCAGAGACGATCACATCACCTTCTAGGTAGGAAGACCCGAGGATGTCATCGGTCTCCAGGTTGTCGATCTGGATGCAGAGGTAGGTGTCCTTTGCCCAGTCGAGCAGCTCAGAGAAACCCCATGGCTTGATCTTTTCTCTGCGGTTGGCCTTGTAGCCGGGGTAGAGGCCATAGCGGAAGTTCGACCTACCGCCGAGGCAGAGCACCGGGGCATGGCCAGGTAGCTCATCCTCGATCCAGTCCATGGTTGCCCGGAATTTGTCCATGGCCATGGCGATGTTGGTCATGCCAACGCGGTTGTTGTCATCCCACTTGAAGGTGAAGGTGCTCGCCGCTGCTGCCTTGAACAGGTACAGATCGGTGTCGATTAGAGCCCTGTTACCCGTCCCAAGATGACCACCGATTTGACATGGTTGTATTTGTTGAGCACGTAGCGCTTGGCCGCGGCTTTGGTTTCCGCTCGGATGTGTTCCTTCAAAGGGCATTGATTTTCAAGATGAATTAGGGCATCCCATAAAGGGGCATTGGGGTCAGCGCTGCAGGTTGTTCCTACTTGCCGTGGTTTGAACTCACTGGACAGCATGTTTTTGTGCTTATCCCGGAAGCGCTCATTAGGCGTTTGCGGCCTCACTCCTGCTCTCCCCAGAACTTCATCTGAGTTTCGTAGTTCTGCTCAAGCCATTGCTCGATTGCCTTGCTCGCCACATAAGAGGCTGAGCAATCGATTGCGGCCTTGAGTTTCTCCAGCTTCTGCTTGGAGCCTGGCGTCAGTGACGCGCTAACGCGGAATGGAGAAGGCATTATTCCTGTTCTCCTTCGTAGAGGTGACGGATGCAGAGCATGTAGCCAGTCCAGAACATCTGGTTTGGCTGGTCGCCATCTTTGACGGCGCGTTCAAGGTTGTCCTGAGCGTCATGCGCTAGGCGTTTTAGATCTTCCATGGTGAGTGTTAAAAGCTGTTGGTCGGGTCGTCCCATAACTGCCTCAACTGTTGTGTGGCTTCGTTGAACTCAAAGGAGCCTGCATAGCCTTGGCGGCCAAGCATGCGGTTCTTCAAGCAATACGAATGGGTCGTGTTGGTTCCCCTCTTTCTTGAGAGGGCCCAGATGGTGTCCGATAGCTGCACGATGGAATGTGAGCCGCGGATGTCATGGAGTTCTGGTGTCGAACCGTCTTCCATGTTTTTGTGTTGGCTTGAGCCACGGTTGAGGTGGCTGATGGCAAACACTGTGCATTTAGTTGCAGCAATAAAGCTGCGGATCTTGGTCACCAAGGCATCCAGGTGTCTGGTGTCTTGAGCCAGGCCGGAGCCGACAATGGTGAGGTGGTCCAGATAGATGTGTTTGCATCCCAGGGAGCGGACCATGTAGGCCATGCGATTGAGGATGGTTTCCTCATCCAGCGAGCCGAAGTGATCAAACAGCTCTAAGCGACCGCCTTGTGTAATGAATTTGTCAGCGTCACTGATCCTGCTTAGCTGATCATCAGTCAGGCCTAGATAGTTACGGCGGGCATGGAGCTGTACCCCAGCAGCCATACCAACAAACCTGTAAATCGCTTCTTCTGCTGTTTCCTCTAGGCCTATCCACCCCACCTTGATGCCCTTCTCCATATCCCCAATGGCGAGGGCCCTAGCAAAGGTGGTTTTTCCTATTCCAGAGCCAGCGATCAGGAGATTCAGCTGGTTGTCCCAGTTGCCCTGTGTTTTGTCGTTCCAATACTGGAAGGCACAGGGAACAACTGAACGGTTCGGCGCTTGGAGTGCCACCCCCTTGTAATTAGAGGCGCTGCGGATCCCATCTGGCCGGATCTCTTTAGCTCCATGGACAGCGTTCTTAAGCGCTTCGCTGCCGAGCTCCTGCAGTTCTTCATTTGCGTCCTTGCGCGTGAAGATGATGCGGCGGACCTGGCCTGCCTCGAATAGTGGAACCAGGGCGGAAGCTGCGGCCTTGCCTGGCTCGTCCATATCCGTGGCGACATAGACGATCTTGAACTGGTTGAAGAAGTCGAGGTTCTTCTTGACGAAGTTGGCGGCTGACTGAGCCCCAGACGGGACAGAAATGCCAACAACTTTGCTGCCTGTAGCATAAAAGATAGAAGGAGCATCAAACTCTCCCTCGCAAATTGCAATGGCTTCATGTTTTTTAGGTGATGCAAGGTGTGCACCGAAACCCGCAACCTCCTTGGGCTGTCCACGCCATGAGACGCTGGACTTATCCACGTTGCGTATTTTCTGAGCAACAATGTCGCCCGTTTGATTTCGGTAATTGAAAAGGATCCAGTCGTCTTTTTTCTGGATGCCGTATTGATCCAGCGTCCTAGCTGGTATGCCCCGGTAATAGTCTTTCCAAGGCGCTGAAGCCGTGGAAATCATTGGGCGAAAAGAGTCCGGCACGGGAGCTGGTTTCTCTTTCTCTGCCTGGGCCGTATGGCCACAGGAGAAGCAATGTGTATGGCCATCGTCGTACTCAGCAGCGGCATCAGAACTGCCGCAAACGGAGCAAGGGATGTGACGAACAAACTTGCTTTCACTCATTTCCCTCCAGCACGACTGGGGTAACGCTCCATTCCTTGCCTGCCTTCCAGACAGACCGTTCATGGGTGCGCCAGGTGTTGCCGCATTCTTTGCAGACGCGATAACGCCAGATCAGCTGTTCTTCCTGGTGCGTCTCAATCACACGGGTGGCTGAGGCACCGCAATTAGGACACTTCATCGTTGGCAATCCAGCAAACTTTTAGATAAAT